GGAGAATCAAACGAAATGCTTCCATTCCTGATGAATGACGCCGCAATCGCTTCCGGGCAGGCGTTTTTGGTAGGGGAACTCGAAAAGCAAAAAAAGGCCATTAACGAGCCGTTGAGTAGCTTTACCTGGTCCCGTGATATCCCTTTTGATATGGGCGGCGGGGCTGTCGAATTCGTGTCCAATATGTACGCTGAATTCGCTACCTCTGGCACCAATGAGGACGGGATCGTAAACAGCGCAACCAATGTCATCCCGATCATTCAAGCCAACCTGTCCAAGGATCTGGCGAAAGTGTTCCCCTGGATGAATAACTTGCGGATCACCTTCCTGGACACTTACAAAATGCAAACCGCTGGTAAGAGCATTGAGCCCGTGTTACAGAGCGGCTTGCAGCTGGCTTGGAACAAGACTCTGGACAAAAGCTGCTATACCGGATTTAGCGCTTTTGGTACCACTGGCTTGGTTAACAGCCCGCTGGTCAATGCCGCCAACGTAGCACAGAACGCAGGCGCTACCAGCCGTTTGTGGAAAGACAAAACCGCTGATGAGATCCTGGCCGATATCAATACCCTCCTGAGCGCTCAATGGGCAGCTGTTGAATACTCGGATGGTGACATTGCTAACCAGATCAATTTGGCGCCTGATAAATACGGTTATTTGGTAGGCCGTAAGGTGTCCGAAGCCGGTAACGTGTCCTTGCTGACCTACATCCTGGACAACAACATCGCCACCAAGCGCGGTGCAAACTTGGCTATCGTCCCTTGCCGCCAGTGCGTTGGAGCCGGTGCAAGCAATACCGACCGTATGGTTGCCTATGTCAACCGCAAGGATCGGATTGCGTTCGATATCACGGTTCCTCTGACCAAGGGTATGACCTCCGCCAACGTTACCGACGTAGCTTACCTGACCAACTACTTTGCGTTCTTCTCCGAGTTGCAAATCCTGTACCCGCAAGCCATCCGTTACGCTGACGGCTACTAGGGAGGGTTTCGACTTGTACATTAAAAGCACCCACCGTCTTGAGTTTTCAAACGGGCAAGAAACCTTTGTGACTACTGGCGGGAATGTTGAACAGGAAGCCCCGGACTGGATTGCTGAGGATGACTATTTCAAAGCAAATCTGGCAGACGGGCGCGTAACCAATCTTTCTGCTTACGGCACCCAAGCGGCGACCGGGAACAGTCCTTTTGGGGAAGATACGGTTATTGATGGCCTGAGCATCTACGATTTTCGGTTTCCGGCCGTGAATTACGTAGAAGCGGTATCGGAAGAACTTTACGCCCAAATCCTGGAAACCATTACTGAAGGTGGCCTTGATTTCACAGAGTTCTCTGATCCCAACCGGGTAACCCTGATTGGCGATCAATACGTCCGTAATGCCGTGTTGCAAGAGATCGAGAAGCGCCTTGTAGAAGGCATGGCCAACCTGACCGAAGCTGTTACCCCCGCAAAGCCAAAGCGTGGGACCAAAAAGCAGTCCGAAGCCAGTTCCGCAGAGACTCAACCAACCGAACCTAACCCAGCCGAATCGGATAATCCGGGTTCAGAAGGGGATTCTGAAGCCCAGACGGAGCAAGGAAAACAGGTAATCGATACCGGCATCCCCGGCTTTTAGAATCAGTTATCAGAGGATAGGGTGCTATGAGTTATTTTTATCCCGGAAGAATAAACGTGGCCGCTCTTGAGGCTGAGGCATCCAACGTGAGAGGGGGCGAAAATCCCCCTTTCACCAGGGATGATTTCTGCTACGGGGATCAGGCTTTTTTCCCGCATTTCAAGGGGCTGATCGAGGATTACATGCTGGATCAGTTTATCCTGATGGCGAATGCTGTTGTCCAGGAGGCCCGCTGGCATGAACAATGGAAGTTCGGCATGGCTCTGTACGTGGCGCATATGGCGACCCTCTATCTGGAAACCATGACACCAAACCCAAACCCTAGCGCCAGTCAGGTCATAAACGCCGCCAAGGCCAAAGGGCTACAAACCTCCAAAAGCGTTGGAAGTCTGTCCGTTTCTTATAGTTTTGAGGGGCTGAACACCAACGGTTGGCAGGACTGGCAAACAACCAAATTTGGGCGTCAGTTCGTCCAGTTCGCCAAGTTTCTAGCCAAAGCGGGCATGTACGTTCGCTAACCCAAGCCAGGGGGCCGATGGAAAATGTTCAACAGTTTCATCAAGCCAGTCTGCAAAATCACTAAAAAAATTGACAATCTCGGCAAAATCTTCCAGGCCTTGCAAGGCTTAGAGCGGGACGACATCCTGGTGGGCATTCCACAGGAAAAAAATTCCAGGACTGATGAGGCCCCCAATAATGCCGAACTGGGGTACGTCCTAGCCCACGGGGTACAGCCAGAGGATAAAACGGCAACCGCCCTGGACGGCTACCTGATGGAGCGGGGCGATCCGCTATGGCAGATTCCTCCAAGGCCATTTCTGGAACCGGCTATTAAAGCCAATCTGGACAGGATTGCCGCTCAACAAACCAAGGTCATTCGGGCCGCGCTGGCTGGGGAAAATGAAAAAGCCAGGATTGAGATCGTAAAACTGGGCATGTTGGGCCAAAACATCATCAAAGCATGGTTTACCGACTCTCGGAACAACTGGGCCCCCAATGCGCCCTCAACCATTGCTCGAAAGAAAAGCGACCGGCCCATGATTGATACCGGGGCCTTGAGAAAATCTATAACTTACGTGGTAAGAGCCAAATGATCAATGTTTCTGAGCTTATTGATGACCCGGACTTTTGCCAGCCGGAACCTTTCCAGGTCAGGAGACAATCGGGCCAGTGGATTAATAATCGGTTTGTGACCACTGAAACCTTGATCCCTGTGTCGGGAATTATCGTCCCGATGAAAACCAAGGATATCGTCCAGCTGCCCCAGGGTGACACCATCACCGGAGCCATTGAGATATTCACTCATTGTCCCTTGCAAACGACCCGCTTAGGCTCCTCCGGTGAGGATGGGGTTATTGCGGATGAAGTCACCTGGAACGGGGAAGTCTACAAAATTCACAAGGCCGATGATTTCACCAACTACGGCTATTTTTACGCTGTAGGCGTTCGGAAAGCCGGGGCATAAACCATCACCAGCGAATGAAAGAGGCTTTTTGTGTCTGCATTAACCCAGCCGGATTTGATTGATTTCCAGAAAAAACTGGAAGATTTGTTTGCCTCTGTGACCGTTGGCATTACCGGCCTTAACCCCAAGTTTGTCAGAATCGCTTTCCCTATTGATGGACAGCCGGGTTTTGAACCGGAACAGGACGTGGCCTTTGTCAATGTCAGTATCATCGACAACCCATACGACAAACAGCGGGACATTGTTTATCGGGATAAATCCACTCCAAGCCCGGCGCTTGTAGAGGAAACCGTTTCATACACGACGGTAATAATGGTGGATTGGTCTATTTTCGGGCCAAAAAGCCTTGGGCTTGCACTGGGGGTAAAAAGCGGCATCCTGAAGCAACCCATACGCTCCCTGTTAAAGCCGTTCAAAGTGTTCCCAATACCGGAAATACAGGCACCGGTGAGAGCGCCATACAGCTTTAACCAACGCTGGTGGAACCGAACCGACCTGAGAGTGTTGTTTAATGTTCACATTACCGAAATTGCCGATAAACCGACCTTTGCCAGTGCAACTGCCACGGTCAAGGAATCCGGCGGTGAATCCAGACTTATCGTTATACCAATTGAGGATCCCAACCCATGACTTTACCTTTGACCCCGGCTGTAAACGCCTATTACAATCTACCTGGAATTGGCACTCCCCGCGCGGGCTTTAACCTTGGGCTGATTATTGGAACTAGCTCAGTTATCAGTACCACAACCCGGGTTGCTGAATATGCCAGCCTGGCGGAAATGGCTGCCGCTGGCTTCTCTTTGAGTTCTCCTGAATATTTGGCCGCAAGCCGTTATTTTGCAGCGACCTCCAAACCCACCCGGTTATTGGTGGGCCGTCAAGGATCCGGGGAGACCCCGGTAGCTGCTTTGACCGCTTGCCGTTTGGCCAACTCTGAATGGTACGCCGCATTTATCCCAGGTGCGAATGATAGCGAATCCTCCGCTGTGGCCGCTTATGTGGAGTCGGCCAGTCCATTGACTCAGTACATCTTCCAGAGTTCCACCGCTGCCATTAAGGCAGGAACCGCCGGGAACCTGTTTGAGACTTTGAAAGCCTCAGGCTATGACCGCACACAGGCGATTTTCTCCACAGATGCTTACCTTGGGGCTGCTGTGCTTGGGTATGCTTGCGGTCAAGTTTCTGGTTTGGCAAATTCCGCTTTTACTCTGAAGTTTAAGCGCTTGCCCGGTGCGACTGCTGAAACCTTGACCTCTGCCAACGTTACCTCCATTCAGAACAACAACGGAAACGTTTATGTTGAGCGGATGAAGGGCCGCCCCTGGTATGAGAACGGCACTAACTGTTCCGGGGCGTACTTTGACGAAATCCTTTATTATGACAAGCTGGCCACTGACATTCAAAACGCCATTGCGGATCAGTTGTACCAGGTTGACAAATTACCTCAGACTGATGACGGCATGGCCCAGCTGGCCTCCGTTGTTTCTGTGCCCTGTGAGGAAGGTGTGAATATTGGTTATCTGGCTCCCGGCCAATGGAACGGGGAACCGGTACTGGAATTGAAAACCGGTGACTTTTTACCCAAGGGGTACATGGTCCAGTTTGATTCCATTGACCAGCAATCCCAAACCGATCGAGATGCCCGGAAAGCGCCCAACATTTATGTGAGCGTCAAAGGCGCTGGGGCCATCCATTCCGTCACAATCGCCATCAATGTAAACCGATAAGGGGGAGCCATGGCAAATACAACCTATTCTTTTAACGATGTAAAAATGGTTATCAAGCCCCCGGGTTATGCCGCTTATACGGTAAACGGGCAGGGTATCGGCAAGATTGAAATCAATTATGCGGATGCCAACTCGGCACAAAACCGGGCGGCTGATGGTTCAGTAACCACTGATAAAATCAAGGCCAATAACGGGATGTGTTCCATTACCATCCAGCAAACTTCCCCGCTTAATGAGTATCTGATTGGCTTGTTCAACTATTTAAATCTGGGAGCGACCGCACTTTGGGCCCAAACCCGAATTGATATCAGTTCTCTGTTAAACCTGGCCGATACCCATGCCTTAACCGGATGTTCCTTGGAGAAACGGCCCAACCGGGCATACGAGGCCAACAGCCAGATGGTGACCTGGAATTTCCTGTTTGCGGATGGTCAAGGCTTTGGTTCCGCGCTGGCTAACCTCAGTACCCAGGCGAATATCGTTTAATACCTGATTTTACAGGAGCTTAAATCATGACTCACAACCAACAGGAAAAAGACGTTTCGCTGGGAGCGTTGAAATTCCGAATCCGAAAATTTACGCCTGAAGTAGCCTGTTTCTGGGCCATGCGGTTGTTTGGCAATCTCTTATCAGGGGTAATTGGTCAGGGCAAGTTTTCAATGGAGAACGTGGCCGCGCTGATTGCTTCTTTCGTCCAGATGGAGCGGAAAGACCACGCTATGTTACAACGGGATGCCTTGTCCAGCGTCTACGTTATTATGGATTCGGGCGTTCATCCCTTATTGAATTCTGAAGGGTTCTACACGGTTCCCGATGTTCCTGCCCCTTCTATTCTGGCTTTGACCATCATGGCCTTTGAATTCAGTATGCGTGATTTTTTCGATCCGGCCCTCCTGGCAACGCTGGCGGGGGCAATTCCTGGGCTATCCTCAGCCTTGAGCCAGAATGGTTCCGAAGCCTCCTATACCTCCCCGTAGCGAAAGGGCGCTGGCAGCAAAAAGAGCTTTGGGACGGAACTTATACGATCTCTGATTTTTTCGACATTCTCCCTGTCATTTTGGATGAGGAGAAACGGCAATTTCAGATTCAAGCGGCAATGGCCGGTTTCAAAATGGAGTAAAGCTGATGATCAACGTCATTCAGGAGTATTTGGCAAGCCTGGGCTTTCAGGTAGACCAGAAAAGCTTTCAGGAAGCCAGCAAAGCCCTGGAAGGCGTTGAAAAGAAGGTTAACCACTTTGCCCAAACGTTCAATAACGCGCTGAAGGCCATTTCTGAAAATCCGGTGGTTGCCAAGATCAAAAAGGGAATTGATGATTTTGTCTCCAAAGCAGGAACGAAGATAACCACTTTCCTGTACACGGTAAAAGGGTTGGTAGCCGTTGCAACTGGCGCCATCCTAACGGCCATTGTGGTTATCGGGACGGCCATCACCGCTGCTACTTACAAATTTATGGCGAATATGGCCAAGGCTGATACCGTGGTACAGATTTTCGCCCGGCGGATGTTTACCACGGTGGAGAATGCCCGTTCGTTAAAAGCGGTCATGGACACCATGGGTATTGGCAGCCTGGATGAACTGAAAGACATTGCCATGAACCCGGAATTACGGGCTCAGTTTCTGGAATTACGGAAGATGAGCGCCGGTTTTGGGTTGGACGGCAAGGCCCAGGAGGGCATGCGGAATATCCGGGCGGTTGAGTTTGAATTTCAAAAGCTCAATCTGGTCTGGAACTACTTCCTCCAGTCCTTTGCCGGTGAACTGGGCGCGGTTATGGCTGGGCCGCTTGATGCCTTCCGGGGGATGCTTTCCGACATTACCCAGATATTGAGCGTCCAGATCAAGAACATTTCCCATAACCTCGCATCGGTAATGGGCATTTTCGCCAAGCTGGGCGAGATGATAGGGCGGGTTATTTACCTGATATCAGGGTTTGACTCTGCCCTGTTCAGCGATAACTTCAATGCCTTGGGCGGCTTCCTAGATTTAATCAACAATATTCTGGATGCCATTAACGGGGTTTTGGCCAGCCTGGGCAAGCTCAAACATGACAACATGGTTAAAGGGTTGAATGGTCTACAAGGCCTCATTCCTTCTCAAGGGGACGCCTACAAGGATGGTCAGAACGCCGTCAAAACTCTGGCTTCTTACGTCCAGCGGATTTATGACATCCTGTATCAGGCTTGGAACTTTATCGGTGGGCACCTGAAACGGTTTCTTGCATTGTTTAAAGATCCCGGCAAGGCTTTTGGTGAAGGGATGAGCGCTATTGGTAACGCGATTTCAGAAATGGTCATGGGGCCATCGGCTGAAGCGGCAACCATCGGCACCACTTCCACGGAAAAACCAAAAGGAACAGGCCGGTTCAAATGGGCCACCCGTGACGCTGCATCCAAAGCCATTAACGGCTGGATGGCTTCAATCAGTCCAAATCTGACCAGTGATTTTAGCGTTACCTCAGGCTGGGCACATGGAGGCCACTCCCCTGGGAGTAAACATTACTCTGGATTGGCCTTGGATATTGGAACACGAGGGAAAACAGTCAAAGAAATCGCTGATTTAATTGCTGCCGCTTTGAAAGAAAAGTCAACAAGCAATCTTAATCTGGAGTTCCTGCCCCGGACACACGCCGCTTTGATGAGCGAGCTTAAAAACAGGGGTTTGGATAAAGACCCACGGTTAACCCATGATACCCGCTTCATGAAGGGCGAACACCTCCATGTTGGGGTGAAGCCGCTGGAAGTATCCATTCATATTCACGGGGCCGGGAAAAACGCTCAGGAAATCGCTGAGGCGGTGGCTGATAAGGTAAAAGGTTTAGCCTATCGGAATATGCGGGCCAACGGGGGAGCGTTTGCATAATGGGAATTATTTCAACAGGCATTAACGCTCAAGGGCCAGCGACTCCCGCCGCGCCCGGCACCTGGAACATCAACGGGATGACTTTTGATAGTTGGTTGCAGTTAAACCATAATACTGAACTGACTATCACCCAGCATCCCGTTGAAACCGGGGCACCCATTACGGACCATAGCTTCAGCAATCCCTGGCGGTTTTCGTTCACCCTGGGTATGACCGACACGGCAACCACTCCATCGGTAGGTGGCACGGCATCCAGAAGCGTCAACGCCTACAATGCCATCGTGGCGATGCAGCAAAGCCGTCAATTCCTGACCTTGACCTGTAAATATGGCACTTACCGAAACATCCTGATTCAGAGCATTAACGCTACTGATGATTGGCAGACGGTTAATGCAAGCCGATTAACGGTGGTTTTGCAACAGGTCATTGTGGCCAATACGGATCAAACCCGAATTACCACGGCACCCCAAACGGTTAACCAGACCAGCCGGGGGAACCAACAAGGCTCAACTATAAACCGACAGATTGCAGAAGCTACTATTGGGTATTTGGGCGGGGCCGCCAAAGCAGCAATTACCCTGGGTGTTAATGCGTTTAACAGCCTGATCAGGCGTTAGCATGGTGAGCGAGTATGATTCAAATTCCTGTCAGTAACGACCCTAACCAGTCGTTTCAAATAACCATCCCTTTGGAAAACCGGAATATAACGCTTGATTTTTATGTCTACTGGAACGAAATGGCCGGGTATTGGCAAGCGAATCTTTTCGATGCCCTTAACAACGTTGAGCTCATTCAGGGGCTTCCCCTGCTTTGTACCGTTGATCCCGGCCAAAACCTTTTAGAACAATGGGAATATCTGGATATTGGGAAAGCCTTCGTGGTTCCTATAACCGATTCGGCCAAGGAATCGCCTGGGCTTGGTGATTGGGATAGTAATTTTGTACTCCTCTGGGGGCCTTAATGAGCATTCCATACGATCGCAGTTATCGCCTAACCATTGAAACGTGGCGAGGCTCTCAGATTGTCGTTTCATCCGATCTCAGGGTGACTTTCAGAATTGAGAAAAACCTTCTCCAAGTCTGTCAATTCGGTGAAATTGTACTGTACAACCTGAACCCGGACACGGAAACAGACATTCTGAAAAACGCCAAATCAGTCATCCTGGAAGCCGGTTATAAAAACGGCCCTTATGGCGTTTTGTTTAAGGGGGCTATCCGGCAAACCATCCGGGGTAAAGAGGACGCGGTAACCTACTTCCTGAAACTGGTCTGTTTTGACGGGGATGAGGTGTTGGGCCTTGGTTTCTGCAACCTTGTACTAGCCGCAGGACAGACCGCTGAAACCATCATTAAACAGATTGCCAGGAGTTCATCCATCCCGTTTGATGTGCGGGTTTACCCCGGCTTAAGTGACCAGAAAACCCAGCGCGGCAAAGTGGTATTTGGGCAAACTGCTGATGAAATCAGGAATATCACTAAAAACAACGATTACACTTTTTATTTTGATGGTGGAATCGGATATGTTGAGCCTATAAAAATTTCCCCACCAGCAAACGCCCCCACGTTAAACGCTCAAACCGGCATGATTGGCTTTCCCCACCAGCTGGATCAAGGAGTTGCAGTTCGGGCGCTCATCAACCCAGTGTTAAAACTGGGCTCTTGGATCCGCCTGAACAACCGGGACATTATCCAGGCTCAAATTGAGTTAGGAACCCTCCAAACCTTACTGGACGTGGACGGGCTATACCGGATCATTGAACTGGTGGCCACAGGGGACACCCGGGGGAACGATTGGTATTTTGACCTGACAGCGTACGGACAGACCGGCGCACTCCCCCAAATGCTGACGAATCCGCTACAGACGGGATATTGATATGACCACGATTTTTGGCCAAATTTCAAAAAGCGAGAATATCAGGCCGATCCAGAATATTGCCGAGCGGGCCCCTTCTCCAGAGGAAGCGGACCGGCGCATGATGGATCATTTATCGGCCAAAATCCGGGTGGCCATTCCGGCCCGTGTGGTCAGTTTTAACGCCTCTAAACAAACTATTGTGGCTCAGCCGTTGATTCGGGAAAAGATCATTGACCGGGCCAATGGCAACGTCAAATGGGTTACACTCCCCCAGATTCTGGACGTTCCGGTTCAGTTTCCCCAGGGAGGGGATTATGTCTTGACCATGCCCTTACAGCCAGGGGATGAAGTGCAATTACAGTTCAATGACCTGAATATTGACTCCTGGTTTACCAGCGGAGGCATCCAGAACTGGAACGATAAACGGCGGCACGATCTGTCTGATGCCGTGGCCATTCCCGGGATTAACAGCCAGCCAAATGTAATACCTGACATCTCAACCGATTCAACCGAATTAAGATCAAAGGATGGAGCCGTAAAAGTCAGAGTAAGACAGACAAAGTTGGCCCCACCTTATCAAGCCCTGAAAACATCAACCATGACTCTTGTAGCATCCGGTTACAAGTTACAGTCAGGTATTCCCACCCCATACACAAACGGCATTGTTATTGATGAAAACGGCGTTTCTATTACTGGAAAGCTGATTATTAATGGGTTTGAGTACCTGAATCATAAACATGCTGACCCGGTAAGTGGAACCACAGGACCCGTCATTCCATGAGATACCGAAAATTAAGCCCCACCGGCGATTACACGTTTGGTTCCAGCGGGCAGGATTTCTATACAGGAATACAGGCCGTAGCCCAAGCCATTCAAACCCGCTTAAACCTCTTGAAAGAATCGTTTTGGCGGGACATGGAAGCAGGCTTGCCGTTGATGCAGGAAATAGCAGGCACCCCCGGAAGCCAAAGCAACCTTGCAGCCATTGACGCAACCGTTTTACAGATCGTCAGGGAAACGCAAGGGGTTTCGGAAGTAGTGGCCTATTCCAGCGACTACAACCGAACCACACGGGCTTATACCTATACCGGATTGGTACAGACCATTTACAGCGAAACCATCCCCTTTGTGGGAACGCTTGGGACTTAAAAACCTGTTTTCAGGGAGATTTCAATAATGCCTTATTTTGCGCCGTTCATTGATGCTACCGGCCTGCACATTCCAACTTACCAGGATATTGAGGATAAGTTGGTAGCCGATGCCAAGCGGATTTTCGGATCGGACATTTACCTTGGGCCAGATTCTCAGGACTATCAATTGATCGTTGAAAATGCCCGGGCAGCCTATGACACGATGTTAACCGCCCAGTATGTTTACAACAACAGGAGCCCGGTTACCGCTGTTCAGAATGCGCTGGAATCCATTGTGGCAATCAATGGGATCAAAAAGAAGGGCAAAACCTTTTCATTGGTTACGCTTACTCTAACCGGAACGCCGTTTACCGTAATCCAGAACGGCATTGTGGCCGATAGCAACAGCAATCTGTGGGACTTGCCCCCGGCCGTAACACTGGACGCAGGCGGAACCGCAAATGTGACCGCTACTTGCAGAAACCCCGGGCCTATAACAGCGCTGGCGGGTCAGGTCAATATCATCATGACCCCAACCCAGGGATGGACTTCCGTTACCAATGCCAACGCCGCATCACCTGGACGGGAGATTGAAACCGACAGCGAGTTAAGGGCCCGGCAGAAAGTAACGGTAGCCAATCCGAGCCAAGCCTTAACCACTGGCATCCTCGGCGCGGTTCTGAACCTGTCAAACGTGGTGAGCGCACAGCTTTATGAAAACGACAGTAGTTCTCCGGTCACGGTCATAAAAGGCGTGACCAATCCCGATGGTTACCCGGCCAAGTCGATCACGATGGTGGTTGACGGGGGCTCTGACTCTGAAATCGCCAGTACCATTGCCAGCCGGAAAACACCAGGATGTTTCACAAACGGCTTAACCTCAGTAACGGTTTATGATCGATTTGGCGTTCCTTCGGTTATCCGGTTCAGCCGTCCCATTAACACGGCCATCAAAGTTCAGATCGACATTACCCCTATGACAGGCTACTCGTCCGAGGTGGGCACGGCTATCAAGCAAGCGCTTTTGGCTTATGTTGGCAATCTCAAAGCTGGCCAAAATGTCATTCGGTCTGAGCTATGGCAAGCGGTTCTGTCGGCTGATAAGTCGGATTATCCAGTATTTTCCCTGGATAACGTTCAGCTGGCCTTGGCGGCCAATGCTTTGGGAACGGCTAATTTGGTAATGCAATACAACAAAAAGGCAACCTTGGATATTGGGGGTATTGTCCTGATAGAGGCGGTATAACGTGGACAAACAGGAATATCTTGATTTAATCCCTATGCCGAATGCCATCCAGCCAAAGTTTATGGCTTGGGTTGAGGCCAATTTACAGCCCTATCTGGATACTCAGGCGGTTTTGAACAGTTTTACCGATGCGTTTGATATTACCAAAGCGGTCGGAAAACAGCTTGACATCCTGGGCGAGATACTCGGGGTAAGCCGGTTAGTAAATTTCAAACCAGGGGGCGGCATTAGCGCCTTGCTGGAAGATGAGCTTTACCGACTTGTTTTGACTTGCAGGATTATCCTTAATCAGTGGAAGGGCACCAAGGACGAGATTTACGACTTTTGGCAAACCTTCCTGCCTGAATATCCGGTTCTGATTGTGGATAACCAGGACATGACCATGAATGTTCTGGTTGTCGGGGTTCCCGCTTCGACTCCGGGGGCTACCTATTTTGCCTATGACTCCGATACGACTGAATTAAAAGGGTATGATGCGGGGTTCTGGGAACCGTTCAATAACATCCTCAGGGATTTGATCTTGAACGATTACTTTTTCCCGAAGCCCGCCGGGGTGAGTGTGTCTTACACCTTCCTGGATACCGCTGTGTTTGCCTATGACCAGGATTCTGAATACCTGAAAGGGTATGACGCTGGCGAATGGGTTTCTTTTAGTTAGCCAATAGGGATTTTTTAAAATGGGATCGAGCAATTTCAAGCAGTTCAACCCCAACGCGTTGAACATGACCAACGATACGGACTACAACTCCAGCTCATACCGATTAAACGGGGTTGTGCCTGGGCAAGCGCCCTCCGCGCTACACAACAAGTTGTTTTATCAGGTTTCCACCATGGTTTCGGCCATTGGCCAGGTTCTTGCCGACGCCGGTAAAACCGTTACTGATGCCAATTTGACCAGTCTGATCGCAGACCTTAAAGATGTTTTCATTCAGGTTCCAGCATTTCCCAAAGGGTATTTGGGAGGGCCGGTGCCAGTTTACACCTCACCATCTACCGTTACGTTTAAAGCGGGGATGAGAGCCCGGGACATTCTGAACGCAGCTGATATGGAATTGGCTTCGGATGTTCCGGTTTCTTTGGCGAGTTCTGGGGCCGGAGGCTTAGACTCGGGTGCGGAAGCGGCCAATACCTGGTACTACTTTTACATGATCCGCAAGTCTGGGGATGGAACCACTTCGGTTATTGCCTCCACGATTAACGAGGCTGCCGCCGGGAATATCTTCTTGCCTGTGGGCTATGACCAGAAACGGCAGTTGCGCTTGGCCGTGCGTAACAATGCAAGTTCGGATATTTTGCCTTTTTTCTGCACGGGTGATGGATGGGTCTGGTACCGGGACAGTGAATTCACTTCGCCTTACAGCGTTGTTACAACCGGTACGGCCACATCATTTACAACCGTCGGATGCGGCGGCATCATTCCGCCGATATCCAGATTGGGCCAGCTTGACTATCTGACGCAAGTATCAAGTTCAAGCAATGGCATTTTGTATGTACGGATGACCGGCAGTAGCGCAACGAACGGTAGGCCCTTAGCCCAAGCGGCAAATGCTGAATGGATTCAAGCCGGGTCAGCGCCAATTGTTTTAAACGCCTCCCAGCAATTTGACTATAAATGGGGTTCAAATGCTCAGTCCATCAATATGAGCGTTGCAGGATACAAAGTAACAGAGGTCGCATAACTATGCCAAAATTCTATCTATTACGCCCAGACGGAACTGTCAGTGACGCTGCGGATTATCCAGAATTGCCAGCTGAGCGCCCCGACGGTGTTTGGACTGAGGGGGAGCCGCCGGAAGGATCTCCCGATCCTGTATCTTTAGCCGATCAATTGGACGCTGTTTTTTCCGAGCTGCCCATTGACCTACAGGCGCAGTTTTCACCGCTACGGGCAGCCATCAAGCTTGAATTGGGGCAAGGGAGATTCCCCATTGCCAAACGGGTAATTGAACTAGCCCAGATCCCGGAAGAACTGGAATCTCAAAGGCAGGCGCTATTGGCGCTGTTCCCCCAATCGTAAAGGATTTTCCCTGTCATGATGGATGAAGCGGCAGTCATTAAATATTTGTCGGACCATTGGGGACTTGCAGGTGTGTTAATCGCCTCCCCTGGCGTTGTGGCCATTGCCTACCATAAAATCCGGGTTAACGAACTAAAGGCCCAAGTGGATGAACAAAAGGCCGATAAAGCGGATTACCGGAATGTGATTACCGGGAACACTTCAGCCATGACCGAAATGGCCGGGGCTTTGCGCGAGAACACCCAGACCATTCGGGACATCAGGAACTATATGGGTAAAAGCATTTAACCGCTTTATCCGATTGAGTTCTGTATTACCTCCTTTCGGGGTGGTTTTTTATTTTGCAGTTTAAGACAGAGGACACCGTAAAAATGGATGAACTATCGTTTGCCAAGGCTTATGAGATTTTGAGCCGGGAGAATCCCCAGCTGGCCGAGATGCTTAAAAAATTGGCTGAGGACAAGGTGAACAAAGAAGGCGGGGACATTAAAAAACTCAAGGTCAACGTCAACTGGAAATTACAAAAATTCGAGGGGGACGTTACCCCGGAATCAAAACCGTTTGAGGTTATTGAGGGTGGCTTTAACCAGCCTACTGTTGTCAAAAAAATCGGCTAATTCGTTTATCAGAAAGGGAATTTCAAACATGAGAATTCGAGCGTTAATCAACGGGAACCATGGCGGTGGAGAGTTTCAGGCTGGGGATGAACTGCCTTTTGATTCTGACTATATCCGCAAGTTGCTGGTCAACGGCTTGGCGGAACCGCTGGATGAGGATGCCATTGGTTTTATGGCCCGCACCCACCAACACGAAGAGTATCAATCTACCGCTTTTCAGAATTTAGCGGCTGAATTGGCCCAGGCTAAACAGGAAGCGCCAGCCGAAGCCGAAGCCCCTCAGGAAGGAGCGTAAAACATGCCTTTACCCAACTCTGGCCGTGACTGGCTGGCGGGGGCTATCGTGGCGAACCCCGCAACCCTGTTTAACAATGCAAACGCTTATCTGGGGGTGGGCGATAGTTCTACCGCTTTCGCCGCCTCACAGACTGACCTTCAGGCGACAACCAATAAACTCAGAAAAGCAATGAGCGCCAGTTACCCAACCATTGCCGGTAACGTCATTACCGCACGTTCCTTATTCAACACTTCTGAAGCCAACTTTCCCTGGAACGAACACGGTTTCTTCAATGGCCCTACCGGGGGGACGATGCTTTACCGTAAACAGGAATCCCTGGGGACGAAGGCCAACACCCAAAGCTGGCAGTTAACGGTGGATATTACGTTGAATAATCCCTAATTTTAGTTTAAGAGGTTGACCATGCCCACAACCGTCGTATTGACTTCAGGGACTTCGTGGACGGTTCCATCTGATTGGAATAACAGTAACAACACGATTATCCTGATTGGGCCGGGGGGTAATGGAGGCGATGCGCCCAGTGGTACCTCCAGATCAGGCCCCGGTGGAGGCGGTGGGGAATGTAGAGTTATAACCAACGTCACTTTGACCCCTGGCGGTTCTGTCTCTTACTCCATTGGGGCTGGCGGCGGTTCTGGCTCTGATACGACCTTTAACGCCTCCGCGTACATTGCCAAAGCTGGACAAAATGCCAGCGGAACAACTGGCGGGGCTGGTGGCACTGGTGGCACTGGTGGCACTGGATACAATGGCGGAAATGGAGGTAATGGAACCGCATCATCAAATAGACCCGGCGGCGGTGGAGGCGGTGCTGCTGGGCCGGATGGAGCCGGAAAGAATGGCGGAAATGCAAATACGAGTCAACACGGGGGCGCTGGGGGTGGTGGGGCAAACGGTGGATCGTCTTCTGCTGGATCTAATTCATCATCTACGACTGGCGCTAACGGAGGTAATGGGAACGGTGGCTCTGGAAGTGGCGCAGGATCTGCTGGAGTTACTTTCCAAACTGCGTCTGCTGGTGGATCTGGAACTAATGGCGGCGGTGGCGGTGGTGGCGGCGCTGCTACTTCAGGCACTGCTGGTGCCGGTGGCGTTGGGGGACAACAGACCATTTGGGATACATACGGCCCCGGCGGCGGCGGCGGCGGCGGTGGATCTGCTGGATCAGGCCAAAGCGCCAATGGTGGGGATGGCGGTGGCTATGGCGCAGGCGGTGGCGGTGCTGGCAAGGGAAATACATTTGCCACTACCCGAACGGGCGGCCTTGGTTCTGCTGGAATCATTGTTATTATCTATGAGCCAGCTGTAGCGGTCACTGAAAAAAACACCTCTGACACCCTGAACATCAGCACCACGGAAACCATCACCCTTACCGGTTTACTGAGTGCGTCTGACAGTTTGAACCTCTCCCTGGCTGAAAGTATTTCCATCCTGGGGATTTTGAGCCGATCAGACTCAATCAGCTTGAGCTTTGCGGAGTCGGCAACCATTCTGGCCCTATTGAGCCGGACGGACACCCTGAACCTTTCAGTCAGCGAACAGGCATCCTTATCGGCAATTATGAACGTTGCCGAAGGTTTGAGCGTTTCCGTTTCTGAGGCCGTCAGCTTCCTGGTTGCCCTCGGTCTGTCCGATACGCTTTCCCTGTCGGTAACCGAGGGGACCCCCAACATCCTGGCAATCCTGAACCGGGCCGATACACTCTCCCTATCGATATCAGAAACCATTGCTATTCTGGCCCTGTTGGCAAGAACGGACAGCCTGGATCTGACCATTGCGGAAGTGGGTGAAATTGTAACGGCGCTTCAGGTTTCCGACACGCTGGGGGTAAGCCTGACCGAATCGGCGGGGTTAATCGGCATCCTGAGCCGGGTGGAGTCGCTGGACATCGCCATGGCCGAGGCAATAACCGTTCTGGTAACCTTGAGCCGCTTAGAATCCCTTGATCTGGTTCTATCCGATACCGCTGCCATTACTACCATTTTTGCAGTGGTTGAAGCGCTGGACGTGTCCATTTCGGAAGCAGCTCAACTGGTGGTGGCCAATGACGCCAGCGACACCCTTGGGTTCAGCCTGACTGAATCGGTTTCTTTGCTTGCGACTCTGGCCCGAACGGAAACCATCCAGACCGCTTTGGATGCAACGGTCAGCCTGATCGGCTATTTGGAGCGGTCGGAAGCGTTATCTGTCTCAATTGATGAACAGACAGACCTTGACCCGAATTTTGGCCTGATTCTGAAGCAAACCACAGAATCCCTTGATGTATCGGTCAGTGAGTCAGTCCAGTTATTGGCATTGTTGGCCGTTGTGGACTCTCTGGGCATCACCCTTGAGCAAGCGGCGCAAATCTTAACGGTCATAACCAGTTCGGAAACACTGACCCTTTCCACCACTGAAGCCGTTGAGATCCTGACCCGCATCCAGACGGACGACACGTTAAACCTTGGCTTGCTGGCCGTCCTGCAATCCCTGGGCCTATTCCCTCGGTTGCTGGGTAAGGCCTGTATTAGCGCCTCATTAACAACGGTTCCTGTCCTTATGGCGGCAGAGAGTGTCCGACCAGTCATGAGAGAGTCGCTAACCGTAAATGCGTCTATGAGTGAGGCTATTAAACGGGTCGTAATGTCGGAATCGCTGGTTACCGTTGTTGAAATTCAGTAATACCCATTGGCAAAAGTGCCATCGGGAAAAAGAAAGAGGTTCCGTGTGAGCTGTTCAGCCAGTAGTAACCCAAATTCATACATCATCGGGGCTGTACCCAAGCTGGCCGTCATTTTCAGGAGTGAATCCGGCTTGGCCGTTGAGCCTACCACGGTGAAATTCAAGTACAAGACGCCGTCCGGGGTTATAACGACTCTGACTTATGGCGTCGATACTGAAATTGAGAAAAACCCCACCACAAAGGAATATTCCATCGAGTTACCAGCGGATGAGGCCGGAAGCTGGATTTACCGCTGGGAGTCAACCGGCAATTACCAGGCGGCAGCGGAAGGCCGGTTTATTGTGATGCCCAGCCAGGTTTAACCGGGGGTTCTGATGCCTGAAATTGATCTGATATTGAAGGAGTTACCCGTGAGCATTGAAAGAAACATCCTACTCACCCCAAACTTTCGGCTGGCTGAGTTTCTCCACAAAGACTCACCCCTTCCCCCGTTGCCGGTTCTGGAAAACCTGTACCGTGTGGCCAATCGTTTACAGGTCATTCGGGACTTATTGGGCAAGCCGATTACCATCACTTCCGGCTGGCGTACCCTGGAGCATAATAAAGCTGTTGGGGGCGCTCCAAACAGTATGCACTTGTCAGGGATGGCCGTGGATATTGTCATTTCCGGAATGACGCCCAAACAAGTCCAGGACTATCTGAAAAACTGGAATGGCGGCTTGGGCTATGGCTCCACCTTTACCCATTTGGATATTCGTCCAACAAAGACACGGTGGGTTTACTGATGAGTCTGAAAAAACTGTTCAAGCCCGGCCGGGTTATCTGTCATGTTCCGGTGGGAATTGACCCCTTGGGCCGCTTCAACAACCTTTTACAGGGTGACAACGAGTGCAAACACGTTGAACTGATGCTACCCAATGGCAATATTGCTTCCACTGGGGCAAAACTGGGCCTGTGGTATGGGGAGCGTGACCTTTCCAGCCTGAAGGGTAAAACCTTCTTCTTGCTAGAAACGGTAGACCCCTTAACGGATGGGCAGCTTGCCATCATCCAGTTGGCCCATGAGGAAATGATGAGTTCTGGTTTCTGGGGCCGGATTTACGGCCTGTGGAAATTCCCCTGGATCTGGTCGCTGGCGCTGCTGAATGGGAATGTCCAGAAAACCGGATTCAGCCCCAAAGGAACAAGACCGGTCGCTCCTATTTGCTCTCAGGCCGTGGCCTACCCTTATTGGCTGGCTGGGGCCCCCATTGGCAAAAGTCAGGGGAAAGAGGACTGGACAGCCGTATTGCCGGAAACCATCCTGAAGGAAGCCAAGGATACCAGTTATGACTTTGCCCAAGGATGGCTGAAAAACCGTGAAAAGCCCTGCTATAAGCTCAAACTGGTTCAAGATTTTCCCTATACCCCTTAATTACCTGCGATAACCTGAAACCTTCTTTTTTTGGTGACTGTAACAAGCCCGGTTCTCTTTTAGGGGATCGGGCTTTTTTTATTGCCCTAAAAAAAATGATATCAAAAAATGCTTGCAATGCTATCAATTTATGATATCATTAATTCATAGAGTCGATCAAGGAACAGCCAATGAGTAAACGGGACAAGCTGATTCAGAAAATCTGCCAGCAAGGCCAGGTTTCCATTGAGGAAATCAAAGCATTGTTGAGCGGTTTGGGATTCAGCGCCCGCCAAGCTGGAAGCCATATCACTTTCGCCAAAGGGGCAAGCCGGTTAACCATTCCCGCAGCCTCTCAGGTGAAGCCGATATATCTCCACCAGCTTTGCGAAATCCTCAGGGGGTTGGGTCATTGACCCTCCCCCCACAACTCAAAGGCAAAAAGGAGAGCAAGTGACAAACAGTAAGGATAAAGATTTAGCATACTATCTGGCCTTGCCCTGGTCGTTCAACGTTGAAAAACGTAATGACGCAGGGGAATACTATTTTGCCCGTGTGAACGAATTGAAATGCTTTTCCGAGGGCAAGACGGCTGAGGAGGCCATGGGCAACATCATGGAGGCTTTGAGGCTCCACATTGAAGCGTCTATTGAGGAAGGCACTCCAATACAAGAGCCTCCAAAGCCGGAGGACTTCAAGGGCCAAATCGCCTACAGAACCAAGCCGGAAAAACATTATCAGATTGCAAAAGAGGCTAACCGCCGGAATATATCGATCAACAAGCTTATCGATCAGGCTGTAGACTCTCTTCTTTCCGCATAACTGAAAGCCCCCTCCTAAAAACAGGGGGCTTTTTTGTATCTAAAACCGGATCAGGCGGACAAAGTTAGGTGAATTTTTCGTATTGTTTCAAAATGTAAAGAAAAGACATTCAAGAGTGAAGTTCGATCTTTGTCATGCCACTTCCGCCACTTTCCTACTTAATATTCAAGTGATCCAGAGTCCCGTTTGGGGTGGGGCAAGTTGCTCCTTTCGCCCACCCAAAATCCCGGCTGGAAAAACCAACCGGGATTGTAAAACTAGGATTGAATTCAAAATAACTTGTTCGGTTTATTTTTGACCCATCCCGCTTAACAGGGTCATGAAAAACTGCATTAATTGACTGAGATCCGGCTGCGTGGCGCTTCCCGGAGAGTCAGCGGCGCCACCCAACAGGCTGCTCAGGGATGGTTGCTGCTGCTGTTGGAGTGCTTGTTGTTGCTTGCGAAGGGCCGATTGCTGAACCAGACCGTTGGCCCAGGAGAGAATATCGCTGCCATCGGCATTGTGGGTGGCGCTGTAGGTCAAACTGTTGATGCCACGCATAAAATCCGTTAAGCTGTTGCCGCTCGTATTGGTGGCAAAGCCAGTGGTTTGCATCCCGGACATCGTATTCATGGCAGGAAAACCCAGCGAAGAAGACATTGGTAACATTCGAGACCTCCGAACTTGAGAGGAAGCGTTCTTTAGTATCAACCAAACCTAATAATTGATATATTTTATATAAAACTTTTTATGGGATTGGATTGCTAATGTATATATTATTAGGGGTGTTTTACTTACAAAAATTTACTATTTGATCTGTTTCCAAAGCACCCGCCATCAGGCCCACTGAGCGTTCTGGGGCGATCGGGAAGGCGCTTGAATCAGAGAACCGGCAGGAACTGATCGTCCCGGCTATTCAGGAAGCACAGGCTGGGATTCCCACTTTGCTTTGTTTAGAATATCCGTGTTAACGGCAATCCATGGATTTTAGTAACACCTCTATGAAAAGCGTGGCCTTTGGTTTTTCCCGGTTATTGGCTCGATCCATATCGCTCCTGATGGTAACCACCCTGATCGTCGGCTGGTTACCCAGCAGCTTTGCCCTGAAAGAGGAAACCGCCCCTGCGTTTCAGTCGGTGCCGGAGGTTGATACGGAGCTTGAAAAGCTGTGGAACCAGAGCATTGATGACCCCACGCCCCAAAAACGCTCAAAGTCGCCAGTCCAAGCTCCTTCAACCGCTATCCAAAAGCCTGGAAAACCACCCGTTGCCAAACCGGCTGCCTCCGCTGCCACCCCCAAGCCCGCCGTGCCAAAGGTGGAAAGTCCGGCTAGCCCCCCCTCACAGCGTGCCCAGTCCCCCGCCACGGTGTCCAAACCCGCTGAAAAAATCAAACAGGCTGCCCCGGCGGTGCCTCTAAAAGTCGAATCTTCGGAAACGAGCAGCAAAACCAGGCCGGAGCAGCCCTCCTCGGCGTCCTCCGTGACTCCCAAGGCCAAAATCGCCCAACCGGAACCGCTCCCCGAAACAAGACGCGCCCCCGAGAAAAAGCGCGCCCCCGAAAAAATACGTGCCACTGAGCCCAAGCCGGAGCCCCCCGCTGCTGCCGTGCCGCCCGCCTTGCCGGAGCCTTCAGCATCGACCCAGATGCAGCCCCAAACACCGGCTGCCATCAGGCCTGTTCAATCGTCCGAGCCAGCGATCGAACCAGCGGCAAAAGCTTCCAAACCCGAGCAAGTCAATAGAAGCAAAAATAAAACCAAAGATAAGCCTGTCCAGCCGCAGCCTGAAAAAAAGCAAGCGCCAACGGCAGAGAAAGCACCGAAAGCAGTCAAAAAATCCCGGCAAGCGGTGCCGGAAACAAAGCCCGCCAGCATTGAAGCCAAGCCCCAAGCGCTGCCTTCTGAGCATTTGAATGAGGCCTCAACGGAGCCCAAAAAGAAGCCTGCGAAGCCTATCAAGAAGGCTCCCAACGAGACTTCAAAGAATGCAACAGAAGCCAAGCCAGCCAGCGTCAATGCTGAAAAGAATACCCCGGCGATCCACCCGGAGCAGGCCAGCCCACGCAAAGAGAAACGGGCTCATCAAGAGCGCCAGCCCAAGTCGAAAACCAAGTTAAATAAAGCCAAAAAAGAAAGATCCACCGACAATTGGGCGCCGATTGTGGAGACCAATGCTCAGGCCATTCCTGTTCAACCCGCCTCCGAAGGGAAAGGGGCTGCAAGCCCGTCTGGCCAACAGACAGAAGCCCGTCCATCCGCACCTCCGATGACCCCGCCCGTGGCAGTCGTGAAGCCTGACGCTCCGGCAAAGCCCGTGAAAGGCAAGCAGAAAAAGGCAAAACCCCCCAAGGCTCAACCTTCAGCCGTGCGGCCTGAAAAAATCAAACCGGAGAAAATTAAGCCGGAAAAAATTAAGCCCAAAAAAATAAAACCGGAAAAAATCAAAACGGAAAAAATAAGACCCGAGAAAAGAAAACCCGATCCATTATCTCCAGAGAAAAAGAAGCAGGAGACGAAACAGGAGCAGCGCCTGCCGGAGAAAATCAGCATCCCGGAAAAAGCCAGTTTAAAGCCTGAAAAATCCAAAAATCCTGAAAAAACCAAAGCCCACCGCCCGGAAGAACCCGCTTCCAATGCGCAAACGGAAAAAGCGGACAGGGTTCAGGCAGAGGGTTCCCAGACCAAGCGGGACAAGAAACCGAAAAAACAACAGGCTGAAAAATCCGGGCCTGTGACCCGTGCGGCCACCCCGGTTCAGGCGGAGAGCAAGGCCCCGGCATTGAAGACTCCTTCTGTCTCTGAGGCCCCGGAATCGAGGGCTCAAGAGCCGATGCCTCAGGACGAACGTGAGACATCAGCGCTCAAAACGGCCAAGCGAAAAGAAATCAAACCCAAAGAAGTTAAACCCAAAGAGGCTAAGTTAACAGAAGCCAAGCCTCAAGAATCCAAACCCAAAGAGGCTAAGCCAACAGAGACCAAGCTCAAAGAAGCTAAGCCAACAGAAACCAAGTCCAAAGCCCCTAAATCTCCCAAGAGGCCCAAGGCTCCCAAAACTGCCAAACCCGAAACCAAACCCGAAACCAAGCCCGAAATTAAGCCCGAAATTAAGCCATTGACAGAGCCAGCCCCTGTCACCTTGCCAAGTGCAGAGGCTCAATCGGAAGCGCTCAAACCGGGTGCCCCCGTCGGGCAGTCGGCGCTGCCTCAGTCGGTAAAACCGGCCCGTGCGAAACAAGAAAAGCCCAAGCGGGCTAAAGAGAACCGCAAGGCGAAGCCAGAAAAGGCACAATCCCCAGACGCAAAACCAGCAGACGTAAAAGCGACTGAAGCCAAACCAGCAGCCTTAAAACCAGCTGCAGCCAGATCAGCGGAGTCTGGGCCCAGGCCGCCAATGCAGGCAGACCTCCCAGAAGGCGAGACGCCCAAAAAACTCGCCAAGCCGGAGCAGCCCAGTCAGGAGATCGGGAAGCCGCCGCAGCGGCAGAACACAGAAAAGGCCAGCTCGAAAACCGCAAAGCCTAAAAAAGTGAAGCCCGAAAAGAAGGCTGAGAAAATCAGGCCTGAAAAAGTTGAGCCTGAAAAAACCAAAACTGCGCCTGAAACCGAGACTAATGACAAGCTCGAGCAATCCAAACCGGTTCCAGAGACTCAGTCGGCAGTGAAAGAGGCCTCGCCATCACAGGAGCGTCCCTTGCAACCCGCTTCCCGTGAAGCGGTACCCTCGCCGAACGAGGCCACAGCGCCTTCCCCCCTGCCTGGCGTTGTCCCACCCGCCCC